ACGATTTTCAATCAGGCTCGTAAGAGAGGTGAGGGTCGCATCAAGGGTAAAAAGGTGAAAAATGAGAGAAACAAACCCAAAGAGGAAAACAACTTCAATGCTTTTGCTGCTATGAATCAGTTGAATTTGGCACCCACTAAAAACAAGCTCACGAAGAAAGCGAAAGATGAAGTTGGTCGATTTGGTGGTCGCATAGGGAAGTGGGATCCTGCCATTAAGAATGCGAAGACTAACTCTGAGCTCACAAACCTTGAAAAACAATTGAACAAAAAGATTGAGTTGCGTAAGGAAATTCAAGCGAGTCGGATTGGTCCAATCAAAAAGCGTGGTCACCTCGAAAAGGTTATGCAACTAAAGAACAATGTGGGTCAGAGACGCAAGATCTTCGAGCAGCAGTTGGTCAACCTGGCACAAAATGCTAAAAAGAAAGAACTTTCGAAATATATCGTGGGGTTAAATATTCCAGCTGAAAACAAGAGTAGATATGTCAAGCAAATGAACAAACCCGGTGCAAACCTGAACCTGATTCGCCGAACTGTTAATAAACAGGTGAATCAAAAGATCACCAATGCTTCAAAGTCCCTTGTCGCAGGAGCCATTAGTAAGATTCAAGCTAAGGAGAACAAGAATATCGCCAATGCTTCGAAGTCTCTCGTTTCGGGTGCCATTGAGCAGGTGAAGAAGAAGGATGAGGCTGCCACTAAAATCCAAGCTGCTGTCAGGGGTAAGAAGAACCGTAACACCGCTATGAACAAAAAGCGTACGGAGTTTACAGAACTTGCGAAGAAAACGAAGACAAACTTCAGCAAGAACATTGCTGCTATGAAGAATATGAAAAATGCGTTCAAGTTGAGGGGTCGGATTGAGGGTGCTGTTCGTAAGAATAAGTCTGCTGAAAACGCGAAAGCTTTGGGTGGTAAGGTGAGAGTGAATCCTCTATTTGAAGATAATGGTGAAATATCGGCTGCCGCTCTCACACCTAAACCACCAAACGCACCCAAGCCTAACAAGCCATCGTTCAGGGCCATCGTCCAGAAAAATAAGGAAAAGAGGGTCATGAATGCAGTCAAGTTGGCTGGTAAAAAGGTGGAACTTTCCCGTGCTTCAGGTCCCAATCGTGTCAAGATGGCGAGGAACTTGGCACCAAAGACACAAGAGAATGTCAAGAAGGTTGCCAATGCTGTGAAGGTGTTCAACCGTCAAAGTGCCACAAGTGCCATAAATCGTCTCAAGAAGTTGACGCCAACGGAAAAGACTCAGTATAAGGGTAAAATAGGTCGAGCCAGTACAAAGAATGAAATTAGAGAAATTCAAGAGAGTGCAGTAAGGGTGGACGCTCGTAAAAAGTTCGAAGAAGACAAGAAGAAGGAAGAAGAGCGCAAGAAGAAGGCTGAAGCGGAAGCTGAGCGAGTACGAAAGATGAAGGAGAAGAAGGCGGTGCGTGAGGCCGCTGAGAGGTCTGCCGCGTCAGCGAAGAAAATGCTCACCGAAACAGAGAAGATGAAAGCAAAAGCTAAGGAGAATAAGGCTTTCAATGACAGGCTCGCTGAAAAGAGGCGACTTTTGAGAGAAAGAGAAGCTAAGTCGGAACCCAAGAAGCGAAAATCCAAGAAAAAATAATGAACATCGACAACGATTGCACCGTAGTTACAGACATGCCTCTCAGTGACGAAGTCGCTGACTTTATTGAGAAGGGTCTTCACAGGGATATGTCAAAGAAGGATGTGGAGGACTGGTGTGACCAAAACTTAGATAACGTAGTAGCCATTTATGAGAAGTATCGGAGTACATACTTGTCATATGGACAGGCAGACATGACTCTCTTTTTTGCACAGACTGTCTACGAGAGAGATGACGCTCGTGAGATGATTAGCCAATTTGTAGATTTTCAATAATTAAAGAAATAATGTGCCTATAACCTAATGGAAAATTGTGATGTCTGCTGTGAAAAGTTGAACAAGATAAATCACAAAAAAGTTAAGTGTCCTTTTTGTGATTTAACGAGTTGTAGATCCTGTTCCCAGAGATACATTTTAGAATCTTTCCAAGATCCACATTGTATGGGTTGTAAGACTTTGTGGAATCGTGAGTTTGTGGATTCGTTCTGTACCAAGTATTTTAGGAATACTGATTTGAGAAGACACCGTGAGAATGTTTTATTTGAGAGAGAAAAGGCACTCATACCTGAGACGCAACCAGAAGTTGAACGTATCATACAGATGCGAAGACTTCGTCGTATCATTCGAAAGCAAAAGGAAGAACTGATTGAACTCCATCATCGATACGGTACGTTCGAATACGAGCAACCTTTACCGAATGATATTCATGTTCTTTATCGAGATATGGAAAACACATATAGACATCTCGAGCAGCTTCGAATGAACGGATCAACCCTTGATAACGAACCGAGGCGTTTCGTGCGTCAGTGCCCAGTTGAAGAATGTAAGGGCTTTCTCAATGAGGAATGGTATTGTGGATTGTGCGAACATTCATATTGTAAGGACTGTAACGAACCACTGACACCCGAACACGAATGTGACCCCGAGACTGTCAAGACTATGAAACTTTTAAACAGAGATAGTAAGTCTTGTCCAAAGTGTGGGACGGTCATTCACAAGACGAGTGGTTGTGCACAGATGTGGTGCATTTCGTGTCACACCGCATTCAATTGGCGCACTGGTGAAATTGAAACTGGTCGGATACACAACCCACATTTCATAGAGTTTAAGAAGAAAACGATGATGTCTCGGGAGCATGGAGACATCCCATGTGGTGGTGTACCTTCATTCAGAGAACTTCGAGAAATTGGTGCCACGAATGAAATACTCCAATACGCGATGGTCGTGCATCAAGTAGAACGTGAAAACATGTATTTGGATCTACGACCATTTGATAATACACAGATGCGAATTGCTTATATGTTGAATGATATTACAGAACAGGATTTCAAACATTTTTTACAGCGACAGGAAAAATATACGGATAAATCCAGGGATCTATCGAACATTTTCGAAATGATGGCCAACACGGGTGGGGACTTGTTGAGACAGTACGTGATAGACCCTGGACGACATGACGAAATCGTAGATCTTTTACAGAAAATCGTAGACTATGGAAATGATATTTTTGAATCGATTCGAAAACGATACAATTGTCGACTCCCCAGAAATATTTATGTGTGAGTATTCTAAGATGATACTCATATTATTTCTGATTTTGATTGTCGTGTACTTGTTACCCATGTATCCAAAACCCCGAGTCTACCACGATTTTATAACACCCGAAGAGCGGCGACACATCATTCAGAAATGTGAGAAGAATCTCGAACCATCTTTGGTTTCAGAGGAACGTCGCATAGATGAAAAGATGCGCAAGAGTGAAACAGCGTGGCTTGGTCGGGGTGATCCTGTAGTGGATGCTATCATAAAGCGGTGTCTCAAAAATACGGACCGCCCAATCGTAAACTGTGAAAGACTTCAAGTTCTTCGATACAAACCGGGTGGATTTTACGAACCTCATCAAGATGTGATCGAGGGGGACAAGAATCCAAGAATGTACACGTTCATTTTGGCTCTCAACGATGACTACGAAGGTGGTGAGACTGTATTCCCAAATCTGAACAAAGCGTACAAACTCAAGGCGGGTGACGCCCTCTTTTTCGACACACTCGACAACTACGAGATGGAAACGTCCAAGGCTTTACACGGTGGGAATCCTGTAAAGTCTGGTGAAAAGTGGATATGTAACTTATGGGTCCGAAAGTATCCATACACTACCTAGTTTTGTATCTTTTCGCATACGTTTCCTTTGCTTCAAAATGATTGATCATTTATACCCCGAAACTTTAATATCATCTGATTATAGATGGATCTTCCCACATATGTATACAGTCAGATGACACCAGAAGAAAAACAGATTATCACCCGAGAAATCACACACCCAATTGTCATACGCGGGTTATACCAACCCAAAGCACGGAAGTTGTCATTTGAAAATGTTATTAAAATGTTCGGTCACATGGAACTCCCCGCTGAACTATATGATACACCCGAAACGGACACAACCACAGCTATTATGGGGACGATGTCCATTCCAAATCTCATCGCACACTGGAAAAAGAAACGACCACCTTCCATCTACTGTGCAGAAGTCGATCTTTTTGAACAACGAGTATCCAAAAGTCTACTTGAGACGTTACGTAACCCGAACACAAGTGACAGGAAGGTTGAAGCCTTGATGTTGTATCTAGGAAACGGTCATTCGAGTGGGTTACATTTGCACGTAAACTCCGATTTCATACTCAACCAACTATATGGTTCGAAAACGGTGTACATATTTGATAATTACGACAATCCCGATATTCATAAAAACAGTGTATTCGCTGTAGGTAAATCCAATTTTGCGAAGGAGGACTTTTTCAAGATGGACCATAGCAAAATGAAAATATACAAAGTGACGTTACAACCCGGTGATAGTTTGATGATTCCGCCTTGGTCATGGCACGCCACACAGGGACACGGAATCAACATGTCCATCACACAAATATTTGAACGTAAAAATCTTTGGTATCTTCTCAAAAATCCAAATTTGATTCTTGATTATTATTCGGATGAATACATGACACAATTGATCGTGTTACTCGTCATACTTTTCATAGTCATGTATTTTAAGCGTCGATATCACCGCGCTCGATGAGCTTCTTGCGGTTCGCCATATGAAGGTCCTGGACGAGGGCCTTGTTTTCCGCACCATATGGCACAGCGTACCCCTCATCACACAACCACTTGTTGACATTGGTCCAAATACCTTCCTCACACACCCAAACCTCGGCGAGTACACGACCAAACTTACCCCTCGAATCCGCCTCGGGGCATCTGAGTTCGATCTCGATATCATCCTTCTCAGATGCGACCGCCTTTAGACACCACTCCTTGAGCTTCTTCTTCGAGAGGAGACCAAACTTCTTCTCCTCCTTGTCCGACGTACGAGACTCTGGGGTATCGATGCCGAGGAGACGGACACGTTGCTTCGTACAGACATCGAAACCGAGATCGATGTTGACATCGATGGTGTCACCGTCGACCACCTTCTCGAGGGAGGAGACACGATACTTGAAGTTACAGGGTTCGACGTTGTAAGAAGACATTTCTATTCACAAGACACTTAAAATCTTTATGC